GCAGTTGCAATTTTTCTAAATGGTATTGTAAACTGGACGATGAAGGTACTCTAATGGTTAAGAAAAAGAAGATTGAAGCGACTACTGATAATAGTGGATGGGTAGAACCTAAAAGAAAAAAGGTTCGTAAAGCACGTAAACCTATGACTGAGGAACAGAAACAAGCTGCTGTTGCTCGTCTTGAACTGGCAAGGGCAAAACGTGCAGAAAATAATCCAGATTATGGTAAGAGTGGTTTCCATGAAAGTCTAAGAAATATTCCAGATGATGCTCGTGTTACTCCTAAGAAAGTTAAAAGATGGATTAAGACTCAAAAAGAACTTGCTGCTTCAGAACGTAGAGCTGACAAGCAAGGTATGAAGGGTGCATACGCAAGACAATCTGATCACGAAGGTTATGTTCGTAATCTTGTTAAATACTTACGAGATGGTGATTACATTGATCCATTTTATGGAGAATACCAAGAAAAAAGAGTTAGTAGAAAATGTATTGCTCAATCATACTATTGGGAAGGGCCTAAAAAGGGAGAACCAAAGTTTGATGTTGGAGTTTTCTATCCAATGTTGGGGACTACATATACAGAGGAGATGTACAATGAAGATAATGGCATCATTGCTCCCTTAAATAAAAGAAAGAATAAAAAATGACAGCAGATATTATTACTGGACCTTGGGCTAATAAACCATCTAAGGTAACAGCAGAAGAACTTGAAGCTGCTAAAGTTCTTGCAGAGTGTGACCGCATAGTAAGTGATTGCACGATTGCTGTTTTGCAAAATCTTGTAGAAAGTAATATTGCACCAGATGATCCTGATGATGAAAACATTATATACATCATGTTTTTAACAGAGCTATTAAAGGGAGTAACTTATAAGAGCTTTGGTATAAATCATCCATTTCAAGAAATTATACCTCTTTTATGTGGTGAAGAATATGAAAAAGGTCAAAAACATTTCTACGTAGATTATGAAAAAGTAGAAAGTGTAATAAATTATTTAAAGAGTGAGGATAAAAACCCAACATGATTTTAGTTGATATGAGTCAGATATCGTTAGCAAGTATGATGATGCATCTGAACATGAATAAGACCACCAAACCAGATGAAAGTATGGTGCGTCACATGATACTTAATTCATTGAGAATGTATCGTAGTAAATTCAAACAGGAGTTTGGAGAGCTAGTTCTTTGTTTTGATTCTCGCCACTACTGGAGGCGTGACCACTTTCCAAACTACAAGGCTGGTCGTAAGAAAAGTAGAGAAAGTTCTAATCTAGATTGGGATGCAATCTTTGGTTGCCTCAATGATATTAAACAGGAACTAAAAGATGTTTTCCCATACAAATTTGTTGAGGTGTATGGTGCAGAGGCAGATGATGTAATCGCTGCATTATGTCTTGAACTTGAATATGACAATGGAAAGACTTTAATCCTTTCTGGTGATAAAGACTTTATTCAGTTACACAGATTCCGTAACGTGTCTCAATACAGCCCCATCACTAAGAAGATGATGAATAATGATGATCCACATAAGTATTTGGATGAACACATTCTCAAAGGGGATTCTAGTGATGGAGTTCCAAATGTATTATCACCAGACAATACGTTTGTTGATGGACTACGACAAAAACCTTTGAGTAAAAAGAAGATTGCAGAATGGACAGGAGAAATTCTTGTACCAGTTGAGATGGCTATACCTGACGGTGAAGTTAAACGTAATTTTCAAAGAAATCAACAATTGATTGACTTATCTAAAACACCAAAAGAGATTTTTCTTGCTTGTCTAAAAGAGTATCAAGATTCTCCAGAAGGTGACCGTAGCAAACTACTAAATTATTTTACAAAGAAGAGATTGAAGAATCTCACAGAATCCATAGGAGAATTTTGACATGGACTTACTAATATCTGAAATCTTAGAAAAAGTTTCTAAGATTAAAACAAAAAAAGAAAAGGTTTCTTTTCTAAAATATTATGATTCCGATGCACTACGCATGGTAATCAAATCATCTTTTGACCCTAAAATCAAATGGGCTCTTCCAGACGGTGATGTTCCTTATATAAAGAACGATGCTCCAGAGGGTACAGAACACACAAATCTTCATGCTGAAGTACGAAAGTTATTTCACTATCTAGAAGGTGGTAATGCAGACTTGAACCAGAACAAGCGTGAAAGTATGTTCGTTCAGTTACTAGAAGGGTTGCATCAGAGTGATGCTGAAGTGCTTGTTGCTGCAAAGAATAAAGAATTGCATCGTAAATTCAAAGGCCTTTCTGATAACGTAGTCAAAGAAGCATTTGATTGGGATGAAAAGTATATGAAAGTTGAAGGTTATCCTCAGAAAGATCGTCAAGCAACTCGTTAATTTTCTTTCAAAAAAGTGCATTTTCTTGTTGACAAATCCTTCTGAACATGGTATGATAAGACATAATCAAAAGAGAGAGGATTCGTTATGAGTGTAACAGAAAATTTAGTTGAACTAGAAGATATGGTTCTGTCCATAATAAAAGATGGTGCAGAAACCCTTGATGATGTTCTTGATCAAGTTAGAATAGAATATGTTTTTGTGGATGTAGAGTATGTTACTGATTTATACTGGGCATATACAGAGAGTTGGAGAAGTGCGGCTTACGCCTAAATTAATTTCAAAAAAAGTGAAATTAACTGTTGACAAATGTTATTTTATCATGTATAATGGTAATATAATCAAGAGAGAGAGAAAGAAAATATTATGATTAATTATGTAGATGCAGTGAATGGTGGAATTGAAATGACTACCAAAAACGGTAAAACAGTTTGGTCTGACACTGTAGAAGGTGTTGCAAAAGCCATGTACGATTATGGTATCGCTAAGACCATGATGGGTTCTAGTTCTATGGATTTTGCATCTGAGGAAGGTTTTGAAACCGATGAAGGTGCAATGTTATTGTTGAAACGTGCTTTGGAGTTAGTATAATGACTTTTGTAAAAGAAAAATCTGAAACCATTGTTGAAGGTGTTGGTGTCTTGAAAAAGGCAATGATTGCCGACTACGGTGATTGGGCTGATAAACGCAGTGAAATTGCTCTAAAGATGTGGGATGAGTATGCTGATGGTTTCAGTGTTTCTTACAATAAGAAATATGTTAAGATTGTTACAAATAAAAGTGTATCTGCTTTTATCGTTGCAGTCGATAACGACAAGAAGTTCAAAAAAGGTGATATTCTAAAACCAGCTGGTTACAATGCTCCTGCTAGGAACTTTGCTCGTGGAAACGTCTTTGACGGTGGTTATGAAATTCGTTGGACAGGAGCCTGATACTTATGATGAGAAATATTAAACTTGATGATGTTGTTGGTGGAGTTATTATCTTTGCTGTACTACTTATAGTTCTAAAGATAACTTAATGATACGAGAGGTTGCCTTTGCCGGTATTTTGTTTGCATCAAGTCCTGTTAATGTTATAACAGGACCACCGGCAGCTTTTGTTGATTCAAGATCAACAGAATGTCTTGCAATGAATATGTATCATGAAGCAAGAAATCAAGGCAGTGCTGGATTACTCGCAGTATCAGCTGTTGTTCTGAATAGGGTAAAAGACCCTAAGTTTCCTAATACTATTTGTGAGGTGATTGAACAAGGTCCAACAAGAGAAAGTTGGAAGACTCGTCAAACTGCTGATCCAAATGATGCACAATTCTATCCTGTAAAAAACCGCTGTCAATTTAGTTGGTTCTGTGATGGTAAGAGTGATGTGCCAAAACAGAAAGAAACTTACAAAAGACTATTGACAATTGCAGAGTCTATAGTATATAATAAGTTACCGTTCATAGATATAACAGACGGCGCAGTTTTTTATCATGCTGATTATGTAACACCTTCATGGGCAAAGACTAAAATTAAAACGGTAGAAATACAAGATCATATTTTTTATAAATGGGAGATTAAATAATGTGGAAAACTAAAACAAATTGCAGAGGTCAAGTAAGTCCTGCTGTAACACGGCGATTGTCAGTATGCGAATTAGATTTAGAATCGCATGAAAGTCGTTCTAAGTTTGGATATTGTTATTTGGAGTATGTAACCGATGAGCCACTTTAGGTTTATTGAACGCAATGTGGACGTAAAAAATATTGTCCAACAAGTGTTAGATAGTCCTAATGATTGGGATGTTGCTGGTAGCATTAAAGGTGCATCTGGTGATTTACAACCATACGGTTTCTTACCTTTAATGATGGCAGTAGTCAACAACACAATACGTGGTGGTCTTGGTGATCCTAAAAATACTGAGCTACAACAAAAAACTGCCTTGTGGAAAAAGTATACACAAATAAGAAAGTTTCTCAAAAGATACAAGTGTCATAATCATTCTAGAGCTGCATTTTTTAGATTAAGGCCAGGCGATACAGTTGGTTGGCATATAGATGATGGAAAGTACTATCTGTCAAGAGATAGGTATCATTTATCTTTGCAGGGTATATACAAATATTGGGTTGGTGACTCACCAGATGATCCAAATGCTGAAATGCACATCATTGAGCCTGGCACTTTCTTTTGGTTTAATAATAAAAAATATCACAAAGCACTAAACATTGGTGATATAGACAGATTAACTTTTGTTTTTGATGTACCACATAGTAAAAGGAATCCCTAATGAACATCTTCTACCTTGATAAAGACCCTATAATTGCAGCTCAAATGAGTTGTGATAAACACGTAGTGAAGATGATACTTGAGTCTGCTCAGATGTTATGTAGTACACATCGTGTTCTTGATGGTGATGAGATTGCAGACTCTAAAGGTATGTACAAGATGGCTCACAAGAACCATCCTAGCACTATTTGGACTCGTTCTAGTGTTCAGAATTATATTTGGTTATGGAGACATATGACTGCTCTCATGCGAGAGTACACGCATCGTTATGGTAAAACCCATGCGACTGAAAGATTGAAAGAATGTCTTGCTCGTACTCCTAACAACATTCCTTATGGGGGCAAATTTACTGATCCACCACAATGTATGCCAGAAGAATGTAAGGGTGAGGATACAGTACTTGCATATCAGAAATACTATATAAGAGAGAAGTCTGGTTTTGCAAAGTGGTCTAAACGTGAAACACCAGCATGGTTTTTAGGAGAAACAAATGCAAAGGGAAAGCCGGTCGAACTACATACTTAGAATGATGCAAGAATCTAAAACAGATAAATCTTTAAATTTATTAGAAGAAAATGTAATACTTCGTAATAATGTAAAAGAACTTCAAGAACAATTGCAAAACGCTTACAATCGTATAATAGAATTGCAATATGTCAAAGATAAACAAATGGAACTTTTTAAATGAAAGAGCTCGTTATACTCATTGTTATGATGTTTCCTGATTATGGTGTATACCCTGATTCAGTCGCAGTAAGTCACTTTGAAGGTAAACCACTTGTATTTAATAATGAAGATAAGTGTGAAGAATGGGTATGGAATGACCTTGAAAATCTAAAAGAATATGGTCTAGCAGTGTATCCAGATGCAGTTGCTGTCAAATCAATCATGTGTGTACATAAAGGAAGTGAAATATAATGCCAACGTATAAATTTAAAGATACAAATACAGGTAAAGTGTTTGATGAATTTATGTCTTTCAGTGAGAGAGAAACATACTTAAAATCACATTCTAATATTACACAAGTCCCTGTAATGTTTGCTTACACAGGAGATCACATTATGGGTGTTGGGCCTAAGAATGATGAAGGATGGAAAGAACGTATGAGTCAAATTGCATCTGCTCATCCTAATTCTCATTTGGGTGATAGATACAAAACTGGTGAATCTCATAAGAAATTAAAGGCTAAAGAAGTGGTTAGAAAACATCAAAAAAAGAACCCATTAGTTACTAAATAATTATGGTGCGGGCGAGACATCAAACTTCAGCATGGATGCACAGTATCTACGTAAGCTTGGAAGTCAATCCGCCTATGCACCAAGGGGAGTGTTGTAGAGCGCTCTTTGACACTCCCCGCCCATTTATAAATAGGATAGATCATGGCATCAAAGAAAAATAAAGAAATAAATCATAGTAGTTTAACCACTATAAAACCTATCACTGATAACCAGAAACAGGTTTTTTCAAGTTGGAAAAAAGGACAGAACCAGTTTCTATTTGGTTGTGCTGGTACAGGTAAAACCTTCGTATCATTGTATTTGGCATTGCAAGATATTTTTGATTTAAAAACAAAATATGACAGAGTGGTATTAGTTCGCTCTCTTATTCCTACAAGAGAGATTGGTTTCCTGCCAGGCGATGAAGAAGATAAGTCTGCACTATATCAAGTACCTTATCAAAACATGGTACAATTCATGTTTGAAATGCCTAACGAACAACAGTTTAATTCTCTATACGACAGGTTAAAGGGTCAAGGCTCACTATATTTTCTGTCAACTTCATTCCTACGAGGATTGACATTTGACAATAGTATTATTATTGTAGATGAGTGTCAGAATATGAATTTTCATGAGCTAGATACAATCATCACAAGAGTTGGTCAAGATTCTAAGATTGTATTTTGCGGTGATTTTGGTCAGTCTGATTTACAAAAGACAAATGAGAAAAATGGATTACATGACTTTCTACGTATCTTGGAAGAGATGGAAGAATTTAGTTGTACAGAATTTACAATAGGCGACATTGTTCGCTCTGGTTTTGTTCGTAGTTATCTTATCAACAAGACCAAGCTAGGAATAGGAATTGAATAATGAATATTGAACAACTTAGAAAGCAATTAGAATTAGATGAGGGTGTTAAGTATGAAATATACAATGATCATCTTGGTTATGCTACTTTTGGTGTTGGCCATCTGGTGCTTGAGTCAGACCCAGAACATGGTTCTGAGCTCGGGACTTCAATCAGTGAGTCCAGAGTCATTGAGGCCTTCGAGCAGGATTGCGAAAACGTCTTGCGAGACTGCAACATCCTATACGAAAACTTTGATGATTTGCCAGAAGAAGTTCAACAAATAGTTGCGAATATGATGTTCAACATGGGTCGCCCTCGTTTGAGTAAGTTCAAAGGAATGAAACGTGGTGTAGATGCAGAAGATTGGAACGCAGCCGCAGATGAGATGGTTGATAGTGCGTGGTATCGCCAAGTAACAAATCGTGCAGAACGATTAGTGGAACGCATGAGAAATGTATGAAATACAAAAATAAACTTGAAGAATACACTCGCAAAATAAACTACGATATTTGGGAAGATGTCGCTCATGTGCAAGGTATCACCTTTAATCGCCAACCTTATAATATAAAAGAAGTTAAAGTGACATATAATATGAAAGAAGTTAATGATGAATTATAATCATGTACCAGTTGAACTAAAAGAGTTGACAACTGAAACGATAAATCGAAAAAGGTTTTACGTAACACCAGAGGGAAATAAGTATCCTTCTATAACTACTGTTCTATCAGTCCGTAATAAACAAGGATTGTTTGAGTGGCGTAAACGTGTCGGTGAACAAGTTGCAAACCATATCGCAAGAACTGCCGCTGCAAGAGGTACGAAGGTTCACCATATGTGTGAAGACTACCTCAATAATATGCACAATGAATCGCCTGAAAAGTTTGCAGAACACGCAAAGAATTTTCTTCCTTGGTGTTTATTCAAAAGACTAAGAAGAGGAGTATTGT